ACTCGGCGCTGCCGAAACCCTCGGCGATGCGGAGGCCAACCGCTGATGGCCCGCCCCGCCACGCCTCAGCAGCTCGCCGACCTCGTCCAGCAGCAGCAAGCCGACGAGGCTGCCGCACTGGAGGAACAGACCGCGAAAGATGCTGACGGCGGCGCAGGCGCAGCCCTGGCCGGACTGATTACGGTCGCCCTAGCCGCATGGGTGGCCGCCTTCGGGGCTCTCGCTGCACTGGGCAGCGGGCTGGCATTGGCGCGGCTACTGGCAGGCCTGCGGGCGGACGTGGACCGAGCGGCGGGCGGGCTGGGACGCCGATCACAACGGGTCCTGGAGGGTGCCCTGGAAGCGGCCACCCATCTGGGCGGCCGGCACGCTGCCGACTTCCTGCGGCGGGCATCCGGCCGCGACCATGCCCTGCCGGACCTCAACGTCAGCCGCGACATTGCCGAGACGGCGGCCCATCTGCAGGCGACGGTCGCGGAGCAGTTGCGGCTCGCGGCCCGCCTGCTCAGCCCGCGCGAGGTATCGCGTACCGGCTGGCGGGGTGTCGTCCTCGGTCTGGGTGCGGCACGCCGCTCGGGCACGCTGGTCCGGCAGGCCATCGCCTGGGTGATCCACCGGGCGATCAATGACGGCGCCGCCCAGGTCGCCGACCACTACGGGGCGCGTGGCCTATGGGTGACCGAACCCGACGCCTGCGTCCGCTGCCTCGCCTACGCCGGATATCTCACCGACCGCGACGGCCGCTTCCCTGGCGGCCTGTCCATGGACCCGCATTCACGCAGTATCCGGCGCGCCGCCATCGACGGCCCACCCCTGCACCCGAACTGTCGATGCCGTCTTGTCCCGTGGATGCCCGACTGGGACATCGGACCGGGCAGCCTGCCCGACCTCCTCCGCGACCAGGCGTGGCGCTCGATCGCCGCAGGTCGCGGGCGCCCCACCGAATCACGTGCCGCCCGACGCCGGGCGGCCCACGCACTGCTGGCACGGCGCGGGCTGTCCGCGCGCGTCCGGCGACAGGCCACCGCGACCGCGGCCGGCCGCAGTTGAAGGAGATACGCATGGCACCCAACACCCTGCCCGGCTGGATGCACCCGTACTGCGACCCGTTCGTCTTCTACGCCGACGGAGGCGACGACCCGGCACCGGCCGGCGACGCCGCGATCAGCGCCGAGCCGGAGACCGACGACACGGCTGCCGACGACTGGACGCCTCCGTCCCGCGACGAGTACGAGAAGCTCGTCGAGGGGAAGCGGAAGGCCGACGCGGAGGCCGCCGCTCGCCGCAAGTACCTGCGGCAGCACGGCATCGACCCGAAGACCGGCAACAAGCTCGAGTCCGACGAGCCTGAGCCGGTGCCTGCGGCGGCGAAAGACGACCAGCCGCAGGGGCCGAGTGCCGCCGACGTGAAGCGGCAGATAGAGAAGGCGACCGCCGAGGCGGAACTGCGCGGCCTGCGCAAGACGAAGGCGCTCGTCACCGGGGTCAACTCGGCGCTGGCCGAAGCGGGGTGGAACGGGCAGCGGCTGAATTCGCTGATGAAGCTGATCGACTTGGACGACGTCGACATCGACGACGGGGAGATCACCGGCCTGTCCGAGCAGATCGACGCGATCAAGCAGGAGTGGCCGGAGTTCTTCAAGCGCACCCGTTCTGCCAATCCGGCCAATGGGGCTGGTGGTTCTGGCCAGAATGGAGTAACGGCAGCTAAGGTAGACGCAGCCGACAAGTCTGCGCCGAAGCCGGAGCCCAAGGGATGGGCCGAGACCCTCGCGCAGCGGGCACTACGCGGCTAACAGCGCACCTCGGTGCGCGGCAGGAACGAGCGGGACGCTCACAGTTCGCCCAGGCAGGGCACCCACCATTCGTGCGGGCTGTGAGCCCCTCGCCCTCCTGGAGTGCCCACCGTGGCCAGCACAGACATCATCGACAACTGGATCCCGATCGAGTGGGACTCCGAAGTCATCACCCGAGTCCAGATGGACTCCGCGATCGAGCGCTATGCCCGACCGCACGCCATGAAGACGTCGACCAAGCGCATCCTGCGCTCCGGCGGACTCACCGTCTCGGCCGGCACCACGTACACCGCGGACGCGACCGCCAACGACTACATCACGCTGACCGCGCGCCGGTTCCTGTCGCAGTTCGTCGTCGACGAGGACGACCTGGCCGACGCGGACTCCGTGATCGACACCATCAAGACCAAGGGCCTTGACTGGGCCATCAGCTACGCGGACACGTTCGACAACGCCTGCCTGGGCGCGTCCGGTACGGAGAACGGCACCACGGTCCCGTTCACCAGCCTGTACAAGTCGCTGCGCACCACGAACTCCGCCACCAGCTACACCGCCGACGGCAACTACTCGACATGGGACGACGACAACGTCTCCTTCCCGGCGTCGGGCGGCGGCAACTCGCTGTACGAGAAGCTTTCCAGCACCTTCAAGAAGGTCGAGACCGGCAAGTTCTGGTCCCTCGCCGACTCCCTCGTCATCGCCGCCCCCGGCTGGCGTGACGCGCTGCGCCTGTGCACTGACGGCCAGGGCCGCCCCATCTTCATCCAGGGCACCGCCGGAACCCCGGACAGCCTCTTCGACGTACCGATCGCCTGGTCCCGCGGCTGCAAGGTCTCCGCGACCATGAGCGGCTCCCCGGCAGGCAACGACCTGCTGTTCTTCGGCAACCGCCAGTACCTCAAGCGCGGCGACCGAAGCGTCCCCGAGTCCCTCGTCGACCAGGCCCGCGCCCAGGACACCACCGACGACACCGCGGTCAAGTTCCGCGTCCGCAAGGGCTTCGGCGTCGGCAACGAGAACGCCTGGGCCGCCCTGGAGCGGATCACCGACTAGCCGGACCACACGGACTGCCGCCGGGGATTGGTGGGTGCCACCCCGGCGGCACCGGTGAACCACAGACCAGAGACGAGGGCGTTGTGGACTACGAGCAGATGTCGACGAGGGAACTCCAAGAGGAGTGCCGTCGCCGAAGCCTGCCCTCCGGCCGAGTCAAGGCCGAGCTCGTACAGCGCCTCACCGACGCAGACACCGCCGACGCCGGGTCCGCGGACGACGACTTCGAGGCCGACACCCTGCCGACCGAGCCGGCAGATGCCGCAGTCCCCGAGCCGGCCAAGCCCGTGAGCGCCCCGCCCGCTGCCATTGCGCCGGTGGGTGTCTTTCGCCAGGACTTCGAGGCCGAGCCCGGCGGGCCCGACGAGGAAACCCACCTCGCCTACCGCCAGGCCACCATCCAGGCCGCCGTCGAAGCTGGCCATACGCCGCGCGGCGACGCCCGGCTCGCGGCCACCGTTGACGGCCGGTGGGTGTATGAGGTGTCCATCAGGCGGGTGACCTGACATGCCGTGGGCCACCACCAGCGACGTCACCACCTACACCGGCATCACCGCCACCGCAGACCAGGTAGAGCAGGCGCAGGCGGTCGTCGAAATGTTCGCCGACACCACCGAGGACGCCTCCGACGGCGGAGCGATCAGCCCCAAGAACCTGCGACTCCTCAAGCTCGCCGTCGCCTATCAGGCCGCATGGATCACACAGCATCCCGATGCGTTCACCAGCATGGACGCCTCCAGCGTGTCGCAGGACCAGGTGTCGGCAACGTTCCTCCACGCCAATGCCGGGATCCTGGCGCCGCTGGCGAAGCGGTGCATTGACCGCCTGTCGTGGAAGCGGATCCGTCCGCTGCGTATCGGCCGCCGCCTGCCGGGCGGCATGATCCCCCGCACCCTCAACTTCCATTCGGCGATCGAGGACGACAACGATCCGCGCTGGCAGGCGCTCGGCTCGGACGGTGGACCGTGCTAGCCCGCGCCACCACCACCGTGTCCGTACTCCGCGGCACGTCCACGGACGGTTACGGCGACGAGGTCGACACGGACACCCCGCACGCCACCGGGATTCCCGCCTCGCTGATCGAGCAGTCCCGCCGCGTCACCACCCGCGACGACCCCACCCCGCGGATCGTCCGCTACGCCGTCGGCCGCGTCACCGCAGGAACCGACGTCACCGACCAGGACCGCATCCGCGACGAACGCACTGGCGCCACGTACATCGTCGACGCCGTCTCCGCCATGAACTCCGCAGCCGTAGCCGCAGACCTGCGCCTCGACCTGCGGCGCACCACCTAACCGAACAGGCCAGCAGTACCCGGGGAGACCGGGAGGCCAGCACGACGACCACCCACCGGAGAGGAGGGCGGCCATGGCACGATCCCGTATGCGGATCGACCCGTCCGCACGCACGCACGTCGACGCCGCCATCAACCGGTGGCTGGACGAGTCCATCGGCCGCTCCATCCTCGGCGACGCCCAGCACCTCGTACACAAGCGCACCGGCCGCCTCCGCGACTCGCTGCGCGCCGAGGTCCACGACAAGGTTTTGCGGGTCGGCTCCCTGGACTGCAACTACGCCACCGACGTGGAAATGGGCACCGCCCCGCACGTCATCCTGCCGCGCAACAAGAAGGCGTTGTACTGGCCCGGCGCCGACCACCCCGTCGCCAAGGTCAACCACCCCGGCACCCCGCCATTCCCGTACCTGCGTCCGGCACTTTTCCAGCGGAGGACCGCATGAGCCTCTTGCTGCGCGCCAACCATGAGCTGGTCACGATCGCCTGGCTGAAGACCGTCGTCGGCGACCGCGTCTCCGTGACCCTCCCCAAAGACAACGCGACGTGGGCGGCGTCCGGGTTCTGCACGATCGACACCGTCGGCGGCAGCCCGAACATCTACGTCCCGCTGCGCGAGCCCGTCATGTCCGTCGACTGCTGGGCCTTCAACCCCGGCAGCCAGAAGCCGCCATGGAACAAGGCGTCGACTCTGGCGCAGGCCATTCAGGCAGCCTGCTGGGACCACCGCGGCATTCCGCAGACCGTCGCCCTGCCCGCCGGATACCCCGCGGTGCAAGTGCGGTCTGCGTACTGCACCGGCGAGCCGCGCCGCATCCCCGACGACCCGTCCTCGTATGCCCGCTACAGCATCCCCGGCCTGGCCATCGCCTGGGTGGAGGTGCCGTCGTGAGCCGCTACGCCCTCCAGGGTGCCCTCAGCCGGGACCTCCTCACATGGAACGGCAAGGTCCTCGTCCACGACAACGCCGCGGAGATGGAGTTCCTGTTCACGGGCGACGTCCGCGTCATCGACTGCCCCCGGGACATCCCGCCCGAGCAGACCATCGAGATCCGCTTCCACCCCAACTTCGCCTCCGTGACGTGGCCCCTCGACCGTAAGGACTTCCGGTGACCCACACCATCGCTACGACCATGCAGCCCGACAAGCCCATCGAGGTCGACGACGCCGAATACACCGACCTGATGCGCCAGGGCCTCGTCCTCGTCGACCACACCGAGCAGGCCGCGGCAGCAGCACCGGCCACCAAGAAGGCCGCCCAGCCGGCCGCTAGCAAGGAGAACTGACCATGGCCGTACTTGCGACCAACTTGGTACAGGGCCCGGCGACTCTGTACTCGGGCGCTTTCGGCGCCGCCGAGCCGCTCGACACCGCCGTCAACACCACGCCGGCCGCATCGTCGTGGACGGACGTCGGCGGCACCCAGGACGGCGTCAAACTCACCATCGACCAGTCCTACACGGAGCTGGAGGTCGACCAGGTTGTCGACCGCGTCGGCTCGCGACTGACGAAGCGCGACTTCACCGTCGAGACGTCGATGGCGGAGCCCACTCTCGCGAACCTGTCACTCTCCCTCAACGGCGGCACCAGTGCGAGTGGCGCGGGCTACGCGTCGTTCGAGCCGTCGTTCGCGAGCTCGGCTACCCAGCCCACCTACAAGGCGCTGCTCTTCGACGGATGGGCCCCCGGCGGGACGTTCACCCGGCGCGTGATCGTCCGCAAGGCCCTGTCCACGGACGCCGTCGAGATCGCCTACACGAAGGACAAGCAGACGCTGTACAGCGTGAAGTTCTCCGGCCACTACGTGAGCGCCAGCATCGCCCCTGTTCACATCGTCGACCAGACCAGCTAGCCGACGCCTGTCCCTGCACGCTTCGAGGAGCACCACCCATGGCATCCACCACACGTCAGAGCACCGCAGCCGCACGGAAGCGCGCGGCAGCCAAGCCGGTTGTCGGCGGCGACCTGGAATTTGAGCCGATCCGGATCGCCGCCAACGACGAGATCGAAGAAGAGAGGGTCCCGCTCTTCTACATCGGCGACGACGAGTACACGATCCCGAAGACCATCCCCAAGGGTGTCGCCCTGCAGTACCTGCGGCAGGCCAGCGAGGTCGGCCATGACCTGGCGACCGCACCGCTCCTGATCCGGGTTCTCGGGGAGGACGCGTACACGGCGCTGGAAGAGTCCCGTGGCCTGTCGGAGGAGCAGCTGGAGAAGATCGTCAACATCATCGTCGGCCAGGCCCTCGGCAAGCAGGAGGG